TTCGATGTCGGCGCATCGGTGACTGTCAACTTCCAGATGGAAGGTAACACCAGCGGCGATCACAAGCTGTCAGGCACTGCGCTGATCACCGGCAAGGATGTCAGCGTTGCTTCTGACGGTATGGTTGAGGCAACCTATTCAATGCAGATCACAGGCGGTCTGACTGAGGGCACCGTTTCCTAATGTCACTTGGCCAGAAAATCGCCGAAAGGCGGCAGAAGCAAGCACGCATCATCGAAGTCTCTGAATGGGGCGACGATGGTGCGCCCTTGCACATTCACGTCTATCCGCTGACAGCCGGTGATATCAACAAGATTCAGAAAAAGCATAAAAACTTTCTGAATGATATGACCATTGAAGGCATGATCGATCTGATTATCCTGAAGGCTGGCAATGCTGATGGTGAAAGGCTTTTCACCTTGGCAGATAAAACGCACTTGATGGATGAGCCGCTGCCCTTGATTTCAGATATCGCATCGCAGATGTTCGGCGATATTGAAGGCGTCGAGGAAGCGGAAAAAAACTGAAGGGCGATCCGTTCCGGTTCAACCTGTTGGCCCTAGCGGATCGATTACACAAGACGCAGCCAGAGATCGAAGACTTAACATTGTCTGAAATCAACGAATGGTTCGCTTATTTTGGGATTGTGGAAGATGGCAAATCAAAATCTTAAGATTACCATCGGCGCAATCGACAAAACGCAACGGGCGTTCCGGTCTGTCGGTCGTGGTTTATCAAAGGTAAAATCGTCTGTTTTATCGGTGCAGGGTGCGGTTGCTGCCCTTGGCGCTGGTCTTGCCCTGCGTGAATTCGCACAACAGATCGATGAACTGGCCAAGCAGTCGGGCATGTTGGGCCTAACGGTCAACCAACTGCAACAGCTTCAATTCGCTGCATCGCAGACGGGCGTCACGACCGCTGAACTGAACAAGGGTCTGGAGCGGTTCAGCCGGTCTATATCTGAGGCGTCGACCGGCATCGGTGTGGGCAAGCGCAGCTTTGAAGCGCTTGGCGTGACGCTGGCAAAATCTGATGGATCGCTGAAAAGCACAGACGAATTGCTGGCAGAAGTCGCCGACAGATTCGCGCAAGTCAAAGACCCGGCAGACCGTGTGCGGATTGCGATTGACTTGTTTGGTCGATCTGGCGGTGGTCTGGTTAATACGCTAAAAGATGGATCAGCCGGTCTGAAGGCGTTGGGCGAGGATTTCAACGCGGTCACGATTCAGCTGACAGGACCGCAGGCATCAGCGGTCGAAGAGGCTAACGATCTATTCGATAAGCTGGGCCGCACGTTTGCATCAATCGGTCAGCAGATCACGTCGTTCCTGTTACCAGCCTTGGCAGGCATTGCTGAAATGCTGACGGTGCAGCTTCTGAAGGCATTTTCGGCATCGACTGCTGGTTTGCGATCTTTCTTGAATGAGTTTGTCAGTCTGTCCAATGAATTCCTTGGCACAGATATGGTGCAATTCACTTTCGGCGTTGAGTTGGAAAAACAGTTGAACCGGATTGTGTTCAATCTGGAAAACGCTAACAACGGCGTGCAGATGCTGGAAGATGGCACAAAACGCATCACTGTGCCGATAGCACAAGCCGCCGAAAGCATGTCGGTATTTGATCGCACAACTGAATCAACAGCCACAAATCTGACTGATCTGGTGCAAGCTGCCATCAAGGCAAAAGAGGCAATCAGCGCAAAAACAGATGTGCTGTTGACCATCCCGGTTGCGGCAAAGCCTGCCGTCCTTTCGCTTTCGCAGATGACTGACATCCTGCTATCGATGGAACCGGCCATCGATGATGTCGATAAAAGCGTTGATAAAATGGCGATGACGATGGAAGACGCAAAACTGCGCGGCGTCAACAATCTGGAAAACGCGCTGGTCAGTCTGGTAACGGGCGCGACAACAGCCAAAGATGCCTTCAAAGATATGGCGCGGTCGATCCTTGCCGATCTTGCCCGGATTATGATCCAGCAGCAGATCACGTTGCCGCTGGCGCAATCTATGGGATTCAACGTATCGGGTGCGCGTGCTATGGGTGGCCCGGTCACGTCTGGCCGTCCTTATCTGGTCGGCGAAAAGGGGCCGGAGTTATTTGTTCCGGGCAGGACCGGCGGCATTGTTCCGAACAATCAAATGGGCGGCGGCGGTGTGACGGTCAACCAGACCATCAACCTGTCGACGGGTGTCAGCGATACAGTACGCGCCGAAGTGCTGAACATGCTGCCGCAAATCCAAAATGCAACGACGGCGGCGGTACTAGATACACGCAGACGCGGTGGCGGTTTCGCCACGGCATTCGGGGGCTGATATGGCTGAGAGTTATCCGCTGGCATTTCCGACGCAGACCGGCATCGCACAAGTGCAGCTTATCGCCAGCGACGTTGTATCGGTCACAGAAAGCCCTTTCACGCTGTCACAGCAAGTGGTTCGACACGCAGGGGCCAGATGGTCCGCGACGATCAACATACCGCCTGTAAAGCGCTCTGACGCGGAATATTGGAACAGCTTTCTGCTGCGCCTGCGCGGCCAGTTTGGCACGTTTCTGGTCGGCGACCCTAACGCTGCCACGCCGCGCGGATCAGCCAGCAGCGCGGCAGGAACGCCAGTCGTCAACGGCGCATCGCAGACCGGCAACAATCTGAACATCGATGGCCTGCCAGCATCGGCGACGGGCTATCTGAAGGCTGGCGATTATATCCAGCTTGGCACTGGCGCAACGTCGCGCCTGTATAAAGTGCTGGAAGATGTGAACAGCAACGGCAGCGGTCAGGCCACGCTGAACCTATGGCCCGATCTGCGTTCCAGCCCTGCCAATGATGCGACGGTTGTGGTCAGCAATGCCAAGGGTCTTTTCCGGCTGGCGCAAAACGATGCAAGCTGGACCATCGGCAATGATGGATTTTATTCGATCACGTTTTCTGCGGTGGAGGCGTTATGAGTAGATCAGGCGTTCCATCAGGCTTTTCAGATGCCAGCCTTACTGCGTTCGTTGCGGTCGAATTGGCGTTCGATAGCGGCACAACGCGGCTATGGAATGGCTACGGCGATCTGACGGTCGATAGCAACACATATACCGGCAGCGGCGATCTGATGTCGATTTCAGCCATCGAAGAAAATAGCGAAATATCTGCAAAGGGTCTGAATCTGGTTTTGTCTGGTGTGCCGTCTTCATTGCTATCGTTGGCGCTGACAGAAAACTATCAGAACCGTAACTGCAAGGTGTATGTCGGCACGATTAGCGGTGGCACCGTCGCAGCCTATGAGGCGTTCAGCGGTCGGATGGACGTGATGACTTTGCAGGAAAGCGGCGAAACTTGCACGATTGCGCTGACAGCAGAAAGCCGCCTGATCGATCTGGAACGTCCGCGCGTCCGCAGATATACAGCAGAAGATCAGAAGCTGATCGATGCGGATGATACCGGCCTTGATTTCATCAATTCGCTGCAAGAGGCGACGTTCGAATGGCGCGCCTAGATGACTGGCCTGATCGTTTGGCAGCGCACGTCGAAGAATGGCGACACAAGCCTTTCAAGTGGGGGCGCTATGATTGCGCTATGTTCTGCGCGTTGGGCGAAAAGGCGATGTGCGGCGATAGCCGGTTCGCTGATTATGTCGGCAACTATGAAAGCCCGAAAGGATCGGTGCGGTTGTTGCGACGGTTAGGCAATGGCGATCTGGCTGAAAACGTGGCGCAGCGCTTGCCCGAAGTGCCGCCACAGCAAGCCGGTCGCGGGGATGTCGGGTTGATAGACACACCAGACGGTGATGCGTTATCATTGATCATCGGCGATAAAGTCGCCGCGATGGGCAAAGATGGATTAGTTTTCTTGCCGCGTGATGCGGTGAAACGTGCTTGGAAAGTGTAAACGATGCCGCCAGCAGTAGTCGCAGCAGCAGTCACCACAGCAGTCACGGTCGCAACAGCGACGACTGTGACGACAGCCCTTGTCGTTGGCACATTCCTGAAGGCTGTTGTTGTTAATTTCGCTATACAGGCGCTTTCGCCTAAGCCATCGATCCCGAACATCGGCGGCAGTTTCGCGCAGTCGCACACCGTCACCAGCCGACAATCGAACGCCAGTCGCAAAATAGTTTATGGCCAGACGCGCGTCGGTGGTCCGTTTTCATTTATAGGCACGAATTCAGACGAAAACGAACTGGGTATGGTGATTTTGCTGTCGGTCGGTGAAATCGAAGAAATCACAACGGTGTTTTTTGATGGTGAAGCTATAACGCTAGACGGCAGCGGCAACATCACAGGCCCGTCCCCGTTGGCATCTGGCAACGGTCAGGTGGATAAAAAAACTGGGGCATCGGGTCAAAGCGAGCCGCCGGGATCGCTGATCATCAATAACAACTTTGCATATCCACGCACAGCAACGCTGACTGATATTGCTTATATCGCATTGCGTCTGATCAAAGTAAATGATGACGACTATCCCAACGGTGCGCCGAATGTGTCTGCACTTGTGAAGGGCCGCAAAGTCTATGATCCACGCACCACCAGCACCGCATTTAGCAGCAACCCGGCGCTGGTGATCAGGGATTATCTGACTGATACCGAATACGGTCTGGGGGCGTCAGCCAGCGAGATCAACGACACGGCTTTCATAGCTGCTGCAAACATCTGCGATGAGGATGTGGCGCTGGCCGCTGGCGGCACAGAAAAGCGCTATACGTTCAACGGCGTTGTCGACACTGCCAACACACCGAAAAGCAATCTGGAGCAAATGCTGACATCGCTGGCCGGGACGCTGTACTACAGCAACGGCAAATGGTCGCTGAAGGCTGGCGCGTATGTCACGCCGTCTGTGACGCTGGATGAGGATGATCTTGCTGGACCGTTGCAGATCGATACAGCGATCAGCCGCCGGGACGCATACAACGCGGTAAAGGGGCAATTCATCAGCCCGGAAAGCAATTATCAGGCGACAGACTATCCACCAATCACCAGCAGCACGTTTGAAACCGAAGATGGCGGCGGCAGATCATACCTTGATTTCACGTTGCCATTTACGCAAAGCAGCGTCACAGCACAGCGGCTGGCCAAGATCGCGCTGTTTAAGAATCGGCAAAAGATATCAGTCGCGGCTAAATTCAAGCTGACGGCGTTTCAGTTTGAAGTCGGCGACACGCTGATGCTGACGAATAGCCGTCTGGGCTTTTCCAGCAAGGTGTTCGAGGTGCAAAGCTGGGCGCTTAATTTCGGGTCCGATGAGGTGTCGGTCGACTGCCAACTGGTCGAAACGAACAGCGCCGTTTATAGCTGGACCGCTGAAGAGGCGGTATTCCAGCAGGACAACACGACGCTGCCCGATCCGTTCAATCTGACACCGCCGTCATTCACTGCGACCGATGAAGTGCGTGCGCTGAACCAGACAGCGATATCGGTGCTGATCGTGGATGTGCAGTCGCCATCGATCTATGCGAAAAACTTTGAGGTGCAGGCCAAGAAAACAGCCGACGCAGAATATACATCGATGGGCATCGGTTCCGGCAATAAGTTTGAACTGCTAGACGTTGAAGATTCTGCGACGTATGACATCCGGGCGCGAATCATCAACCGAATCGGCGTGCAATCGCCATTCGCCACGGGCCAGCATCAGATCGTCGGCAAGACTGCGCCGCCACAGGATGTCACAAATTTCAGCGTTAACATCATCAACACAGAGGCGCATCTTAGCTGGACGCCGGTCACAGATGCCGATCTGTCGCACTATCACGTCAGGCACGCACGCGAGACAACCGGCGCAACCTATAGCAACAGCATCGATCTAGCGCCGAAGGTATCGCGTCCTGCGAACACGGTGATCGTGCCAGCAATGACCGGCACTTACTTCATCAAGGCTGTCGACAAGCTGGGCAACGCATCCACCAATGCGACCAGTCAAGTCGCCATCATTGAAGAGGTGAAGGGGCTGAACGATGTTGTGACATCAACACAGCATCCGACATTCCCCGGCACAAAGTCGGGCGTCATTGCTGTGGACAATGTGCTGAAGCTGAAATCGGCGATCAACTTCGATGATCTTACTGGCAATTTCGATGATGCGCCGGGTCTATTTGACGGTGCTGGCGGCAACACCGGCACAAGCGGCACATATGATTTCGATAACTATATCGATCTTGGCGCAGTCTTTACTTGCCGCGTCACAGCGAATCTGACGGTGCAGCGCCGCGATTATGTTGTTTTGTTCGATAGCCGCGAAGGATTGTTTGACGACGCGGTCGGCACGTTCGATGGTGACTCGCAGGCGTTCGATGATACTAACGTCGAACTGCAAGTCAGCGTCACCAACGACGATCCAGCAGGGTCACCAACTTATTCAGACTTCCGCACGTTTTTTGTCGGGGATTACAAGGCGCGTGCTTTGCGATTCCGCGCTATCTTGACCAGCACAGATGAGCAAGCCACGCCAGAGGTGACGGCGATGTCGGTGCAAGTCGATATGCCTGATCGTGTTGTGAGCGAAGCTGATATCGCATCGGGTGCCGGTGCCAAGGCGATCACGTTTTCGCCAGCCTTCAAATTATTGCAGGGCGTCGGCATTGCAGCGCAAAACTTAAACAGCGGCGATTATTATGCTATAACTAGCAAGAGCGCCACGGGATTCACGATTACGTTTTACAACTCCAGCAACGCGGCGGTCGACAGGACGTTTGATTACGTCGCAAAAGGATATGGTGAGGTCGCAGCATGAGCCAACACGATTTAGATATTGCCAATCAGGGATTCCCGGCAACCCGCGCAGACTTGAATCTGGCGCTGAAAGCCTTGGGTTCGTCGAATTCCGGCGCAACTGCGCCATCAACCACATACGCGAATCAGTTGTGGTATGACACGGCGAACAACATTCTGAAAATTCGAAACGAAGACAACGACGCATTCATCAGCCTTTTTACGCTTGATCAGACCGCCGACAATATTGAGGCGCTGACGATAAATGGCACGCTGACCGTTGCT